ATGGAACCAGATTTCTGGTCCTTTACACGAAAGAGTGTACAAGGATACTCCAAGCTTTTATAAGCGGTAATCCGGTATGGACAACTAATGCCATGCCGATTAGCCTTGTTGGGGGACTACCTCGAATAATTCCTGGGTCCCTTAGACTCTCTTTGAGAGCCGGGGATACGGGAACGATGCGAGGCGTCCTTTCAATTCTGTCTTTGTACCGAATCTTGCGATGCAAGGGTTCGATCAAGTGAGAGACTATTACGGCCCCGTTTTCGGGGCTGTCTAGTACTCTCCCTAGTTACGAACTTATTCGGGCTCTTTCAGCATTCAAGCGATTGAATGCTTTATCGTTAGAGCTCAAATTCGTTCTAAGTACAAAGGCAGGGCCTAACTTTCAGAGCGCCATGAGAGGTATCATTCATGATACCTTAGCATGGAGAGACAGTCCTCTCCTTCCCCTTCTGAAGAAGTTTATTCTTCTTCATGAGGGGGGAGAGGGGTTCTTATCCCTGATAGAGAGTGAGATGGAGTTATTACCACCTCGGCTACCTTCTAGTAGCCAACTCTATCTGGGACGTCTTGCGCTAAAAGAAGAAGCCGCAGGAAAGATTCGAGTGTTCGCCATAACCGATCTGATTACTCAGACGGTGATGAAGCCACTACACGATGAGTTGTTTAGGAAGTTAAAGGCCCACCCTTGTGATGGAACCTTTGATCAAACTAAACCCCTCAATCGCTTAGTTAAGCTTTGAGAGGATGGAATCCTCTCCGGCGAAACATTTTACTCCTTCGACCTTAGTGCTGCAACTGATCGTCTGCCAATAGACCTACAATGTCAAATTTTAGGTGTATTGATTTCAGAAGAGTTTGCATGATTATGGAAGCAAATTCTTGTGGATAGGGATTGGGTCCATCTTGATGGGCCCCTTTCCACACCCTACAGATATTCTGTAGGACAGCCGATGGGAGCTTTGAGCTCCTGGGCTATGTTGGCGGTTACGCACCACACCATAGTTCAGGTTGCGGCGAGTCGTGTAGGGAAACACGACTTCACTCACTACGCTATACTAGGTGATGATATTGTTATCGCCGACAAAGCTGTAGCTGAGTCATATCATTCCATAATGACTGAGGTACTAGGGGTGGAAATTAACCTTTCTAAGTCCCTGGTCTCCAAGCATTCTTTTGAGTTTGCAAAGAGGTTAGTGACTATGAAGGGTGAAGTTACACCTGTAGGAGCAAAGAACCTACTGGTAGCGCTAAAATCATTGAGAGGAATACCCTCAGTGATCATAGATCTACTAGGAAAAGGTTCCGAATTTTCCGAGAATAATATAAACCGAATGTTTGACTCTATTCCAACTGTGAGAAAATCACAGTCAGAGTTAGCCAAATGGAATATAGTAGGACCGTTCGGGATCATGAGTTCGACAAGTGGCCTCTCAACCTCAATGAGGTTAACGGGGTCGCTAAATGTCGTTCGTATGATCTCTCTTTTAGGTAGTGTAACTGGAGCCCTTAATGAGCTTCACTTGCACACCTGGGAGAGTAACTTCCGCCGTACCCTTGACATATTAGTTATGTGAAGAGCGGCAGGAGTCCCGAATTGTCTTCGTTCCCATATAGACGAAACTCTATGGGATCCAAGTCTCAGTCCCTTGTGGACCACAATAGGAAAGCAGTTGAGTGATAAATTCAACTCTCTTTCACTAGAGCGTCCTCAAGAGCTTCAACTTTTCAACGAAGGTACCTTCGCATCAGTTAATTACAACTGATTAGGAGGTATGGAGTCATTGATGCCTTTCATAGAAAGTCGTATCAATGATAAAAGTCGGAGAACCGTATCGGCAACCGACCCTTTTGCTGACAGTCAGGTCTGCTTACCTCTTTCTATAACCTCGAAAGGAGAATCTTTCTTCGAACGAGTTAAGTTATATGAGGAGCTAAAGCAATTGCACTAGCATAGTAATGCTGTGGCAATGTGACGGCCTCCTAGTCATGAGAGACTCATGAGCAGGAGAAAGAGTCGACCGCGAGGTCGGCAGGTAAGTGATCGAATAACCAAGGATTACTCATCGTTCTTGATCCTGCGACCTGG